GGGACGACTACCGGGCCGAGGCGGAGAGGATCATCAACCAGAACCTGCTCGTGCTGACCACCAGCAGGGGCACCGAATCGGGCGACTTCGCCTCCGGCGTGCTCGTGACGACGCACTTCCGCCGGCGTGAAGGGTTTTTATGGGGACGATGAGGCGTTCAATGTTCAAGGTTCAAGGTTCAAGGTTAGAAACTTTGAACATTGAACGGCTTTATGAAACAGGGGGTTTTCAACTTTGAACGTTGAACATCGAACCTTGAACGGTTTTGAGCGCAGCGAGGAACCCTGATGCTCGACATAAGCGTGACCGTCGAAGGCGACAAGGTAGTGATCGAGAACCTCGATGCCCACGCCGCGAGGATCCCCGCCGCCATAGACCGCGCCCTCACGCGCGTAGGCACCGGCGTCTTCGAAAACGCCCAGTATTGGCTCAGCGGGGCAGGCGGCGCATCGAAAGACCAGCGCACGGACTATGTCGGCTTCACTAAGAAATCCGGCGATAAGGTCATGTTCCGAAGTTACGAAGGCGCGGGCGCCTACCCTGTCCCTGCCCGGACAGGCTTCCTGAGGCAGCTCCTCGATTGGCTCCATCCGGGTGAAGCGAAATCCGGTCCTGCCGGCTCGTTCACCGCCGGGCCTTTCGAGACCGTCATCTTCGATTCCGCCCTCTATGCCCGCGTCATCCGCGAGGGCACCGGCTCGTCCCGCAAGTACGGTCCCAGGGATTACCTCACGGACGGCCTCACGCGCTTCGACTCAGGCGGCGCGATAAAGGCGATTTTTGAGGAAGAGATCGAAAAGGAGACGAAATGAGAAGGTCAGGGGATGTTCAAGGTTCAAGGTTCAAAGTTCAAAGTTGGGAAAAGAGCGGTTTTAACCTTGAACGTCGAACGTTGAACATTGAACAGGCTTTTGCTCCCTGCTCCATGCTGCTTTTGCTGCTCTTGGCTCTCTGCCCCGCCCTCGCCGGCAACGTCTCCATGACCGAGGTCCAGCGGCACGACACGTACTCTTACTCCTGGGTGCTGGCCACGAACCAGACGTCATCCGGGGCGAGTGAGACCGCCGTCAACGTCCAGTACTGCAAGGGGTCGAAGGTCCTGGAGATCGATACCGCCGGCTCGCCGGTCAATATCGCGGTCACCGTCAACGAGGACGCGAACGGCGCGGCAACGAAGAACCTGACGATAACGAGCGCCGGAGCCACCAAGCTGGCGACGATGCACCACATCACGTCGCTCTACGTGACGAGCGCGATCACCTCCGGCTCGATAACGTCCATCCAGTTGAGCTGCGAATGAAAGCTAAAAGGAATGTTCAAAGTTCAAGGTTCAAAGTTCAAAGTTCCCAAGAACTGTTCAAGGTTCAAGGTTCGGGGTTCAGGGTTGGGAAAAAGACGAGGGTTTCAACATTGAACGTTGAACATAGAACCTTGAACAGCCCCGAAGGGGCAACATTGAACGTTGAACATCGAACATTGAACAGCCGTTTGCTCCGGAGCGCCAAAGGCGCGAGCTCCATGCTACTTTTATTCTCTCTGCTCTTTTTGTTCCCCGCCGCTGTTGTCGCCGATCCGGACTGGATAGGGGCCGATTGGGAGGTCCTTGACGGGAATTGGGCCGGCTCAGCGGGACAGGTGCTTACTTCGAACGGCCCTGCCGCACCCCCCACGTGGGAGTCCCAGGTGACGCCCGCCCAGGGCGGGATTGGCGTAGATTCCTCCGCGCTCTCCGGCTATCCTTCCCTCTCCGCCGGCACCTGGTCATTCCTCAACGCCGCCCAGCTCAAGGCCGCCCTCGGGTATTTCACCTCGGCCGATTTTCCTGTCTCTGCCTCTGTCGGCGGCTGGTCAAACGGGCAGCCGGTGAACAATTCGGCAAATGTCGCCATCACTGGAGGGACGATAAGCGGGACAACGGTTAGCGGTCTTACTTTGACATCCAACGCCGATGGCTTTTCCCTTGCCGGTGGCACGACACCAAGGACGTTTACTTTTCTTGGCGGGGCGCTTACCCTGACGGCACCATCAGGCGGTGCAACACTTGATTTAGCGACGGGCGCAGGCACAGGAAAAGTTCAGACGTCCGATAGCAACGGAAACTCGTCTTGGCAAGCTCCCCCTTCCGGCACGGTCCCCGATTCAGGGACCACGGCGGGCCGCCCCCTTCAGTCTACCGGCTCCCATACTTGGGGCGTCGGCGGCTACAGTCTTTTGCAGGTCCAGCCTTCCGATGATAGCAACGGTGGTATCGTCCTCCAGTCCCTCAGCGGCAACACAGCGCAGATATACCGCAAGGCGACAAGTTCCGGAGCATTGACCTTCAGAAATAACGCGACAGAAACCCTTTACATCCTCAACGGGCAGGTGGGCGTAGGCATAATCCCGAGTGCTTCTGCTGGCCAATTACTTATTCAGCAAGGCTCAAATGACGGCGGGGGCGGTCTGACCTTCTATTCGACTGACAGCTTTACGAGCCAAATATACCGTGAAGGCACATCGACGGGTGGCCTCGCTTTTCGGAACAACGCCACTGTGACGGCTTGGATCGGGGGCGGCTATTTCTTCGTCGGCACGGAAGCCATGGGCTATGACGTGCAGCCTCTCATGGATCGCAAAACCCTTACCTCCCGGTACAACTATGTCGGCCAGCAAATCTATCAGGAAACCTTTTCCTCTACGGGTGGCTGGACGGCTGCCACGACGACCCTTGCGGCAGACGCGACCAATTATAAGGTCGGCACACAGGCATTAGAGGCAACGCCTGACGGGACGGCGACTAACAACCATTTTTACAAGACCATCTCGGCAACAAATCTTAGCGGCTGCCAGGGAATGCTCCGCTTTTACATCTGGCCGGGCACTACAGGGCAGACTACAGATTTTTTGAGGATCACGGGAATTAAAGTCATTCTGACGGACGGCGGAGCAAAGACCGCGACGTACATTCTCTGGGACTCGACTCACACGCCGGGTGTTTCCTGGTACGAAGCGCCTATTGTTTTCGATGATCCAGACTCTCAGGATTCGGGGTTTACACTTACAACCGTCTCAAAGATAGACTACTATCTCACCGTCAACGCGATAGGCGACATACCATCGGTCACGTTCGATGAATTACTTGCCTTCAAAAGCCGCAACTCTACCGGGTACGTCCTTGCCTATACGGACGGCACGTATTCTCAACAATATGCATTCGCGGCCTATCTGCGCTCCCTGCCGCTTACGGCATCCGGCGCTCACGGCAAGGCGTCCGTAACGTTCAACACCTGCCCGCTGGAAGTGGGTGTGGCGAGCCATCTGACGCTCGCGCAGTTTCAAGACCTCATTGCATCGGGTCACAGCCTTGGCCTCTACACGGCGCAGCCAAGCTCGACAAACTGGATAAGCCTCACGGCCTCGCAAAAACTTGCGGCCATAGCTTATGCACAGAACTATTTTGCCGCAAATAACCTGCCGAGAGCGCGGGTGATGAGCCTTGTGGGTGACTACGGGTGGACCTCCTATGACCATTATACCTTCCTCGGCCAGTATGCCGATATAGTTGTGGGCCATCAGAACTTCGGCGGGTCTACTCACATAACGTCTCTCTGGGACCAGCGGTATGCCCCTTTCGCTTCATGGGTCTATTCCGCTGCCGGTCTCCAAACCTTAACGGCGACGGTCAACACATCAACGAATGTCGTCACCCTCGGCTCTACCGTTACATGGACAATCGGCTATCCGAAGCCCGTCAAATTCAGCGGGGATGTGATGCCTACGGGGATTACGGCAGGCGCGATATACTGGGCCGAAATGCTCACCAACCAGACCTGTAATATCTACCCTACGGCGCATGACGCGGTAGCCGGCACGAACATGATGACGTTTGCCAGCGCGGGCACAAATGTTTCGGTTACTTCGACACCCGACCCGGCATGGGGGCAGAGGGTCTATGCATTGATTAAGAGCAGGGGCTTGTGGTCCTGGGGCGGGCATGTCAACTCAACTAACTCATTAGCAAACGGCATGTTCGACGCCGATGCTTTCGCCTCGATGGTCAACAGTGGGGACGCGCAGTTTGTGACCCCGGATGAACTGATAGCAGGGACGGCAGGATAAGGCCCCCATGACCACCCTTGAAGCGGCACGCGGAGGATGAGATGGCAACGGTGATCGTAGAAATAGCGGTTGGTTTTCTCGTAGCAATCTTTGGCGGGGCAATAGGATCTCTGATCACCATTAACATCCTCAAGGTTAAGGTCGAGGCCCTGGAGGAGTGGAAAGAGAAAATGGAAGCTAAGGTCGTGTTTAAGGACACTTGCACAGAATGTAAGGGTAATTGGGTCGGCCAGGTAGGGGAACTGAGAAAGGATATGAAAGACGGCCTGGAGAAGCTCGACGGCAAGATAGACAAGGTACTGCAGAGGTTAACGAAATGAAACCCTCCGACGCGAGAAGCAGCAGAGACAGCAGAGACAGCATAGAGCATGGAGCCCGCGCCAAAGGCGCAGCAAAGAGCAAAGAAAGCATAGGGCATAGAGTTTTTAAAGCTCCACGCTCTCTGCTCCATGCTCTCTGCTCCATGCTAACGCCGGAGGCGTTATGAGACCGGAAGATATGAAATACTTCCATGCGCTTTCTGCGGACCGAATCGGCGGGGAGACGGTCTTCCTCGAGGCCGGCGGGGAGAGCACGGAAGGCAAAGTCGCCGTGGCCTGGGTAGTCAAGAACCGCGTCGACCATCCGAGCTTTCAGGGCAACGACGTGGCTACGGTCTGCTTTCACCAGGCGGCCTTCAGCTGCTACCTCTCGGTCGACAACCCCGAGTATCTCAAGGCCCGGGCCATCGCCCAGAACTTCGACGCCTTTGCCGACCCGAAGACGCACGTCCTCACGCCGTTCAAGTGGGGCCCCGCAGACGCCGGCGCACTCTTTCAGTGTCTCGCGGTTTTCCGGGATGTCTGGGCCGGCAGGATCCCGAGCCCCTTCTCGACCGGCGACGTTTTCATGTACTACGCCCAGGGCAGCCCGAAGCCTTCCTGGGCGGACAAGTTGCAGCCGGCATCGCCGGCGCAGATCGGCAAGCATTTGTTCTATCGCGGGCGATAGAACAGCAAAGGCAGCATGGAGCATAGAGATGTTCAAGGTTCAGGGTTCAAGGTTTAAAAACAGACGGGGTTTTAACATTGAACACCGAACCTTGAACGGCCTTTTGCTCTCTGCTCTATGCTCTATGCTCCAGAGCGAGCACAGCGAGCGTGCTCCATGCTGCTTCGAGCGTAGCGAGGAGAAGTGATGGACCTTACAACCTTCAACCGCATTAAATCCACCCTTCGGGCTGGCGATTGCCTTCTCTACAGCGGCAAAGACCTCTTGTCCGAAGCAATAGAAAAGCTCTCGCACAGCGAGTATTGTCATGCCGGGATGGTGATGGTCTTTTCGGAATACCCTGACATTGTTCTCACCGTGGAGGCCGAAGCAACGGGCGTTGTGATGTATGACCTCGCCGGGAAGCTGGCCAGGGAGACGAAGAAGTGTACGGTCTTTCCGCTGAAGCCCGAATACGAAGCCAAGCGACACGAGATAGGGCTTTGTGCCCTGAAATTCCTCGGCATGAGTTACGACTACACGGACCTTTTCAAGCTGGCCGTGGAGCGGGTAAAAATTAATCCCAAGAATACCGTATGCTCGGAAATGCTTCAAAGATGTTACGGAATCCAGGGGGATATTCTGACACCGGGCGACCTTTCAAAATTGGCGATCTTCGGGCCGCCCATCAAACTATAGGAGGATTTATGAGACTATTTAGATTTTGTGCAGTGTTCGTGCTCATCGTTTTTAGCATGGCTTTTCTCTCGGCGTGCGCGACGACCCAGCAGACGGAGAGCGTAGCCGTCACTTCCTACCAGGCGACGGGCTCCGTGCTCTCCCAGGTCCATGCAAGCGCCGTGGCACTGAAGGCGGCAGGGAAGCTCAGCGCGGCGCAGGAGGCGCAGTTCAACACGATCTACGCCCAGGCGGTGACGGCCTACAAGGCCCTCGGCGACGCGCTCATACTCGCCATCGAGACGACCGACGCGGCGAAGCAGGGCCAGATTCAGGCCAACATCGGGACACTGACTATGCAACTCGCGGCGCTCGTGACCCAGGTAGCAACGTTTATTCAAGGGGTGAAGTGAATGGACGGAGCGGCGGTGATGAAGTACAGCGATGCGCTAAACGCCTTGGCGAGAATGGTGATCCTCTCTCCCGAATTGAAGGCGCTCGTCCAGGCTCTTAAGGAAGCGGAGGTAGGAGAGGACCAGCGCACGCAATTCATTACCATCAAGCTCGACATCATCAACAATACGGCATCGTCGAGCATGGACTATGCGTTTTAAGCCCTTCGGGGCACTTTAAAGGAGGACCGTATTATGGATCCGGCAACCTTAGCAATCGCAGTGGGAGGGCTTGTGCAGTTGACACAGGCCATAGTAACGGAGATCCAGAACAACAAGAACCTGACCGCCGAGACGCAGGCCCAGCTCATCGCGCAGATACAGCAAGCCCAGGCCGCCGTGCCGACGGACCCGGTGTAGTCCCATGCCACCCGTAGCGGCCTTACCGGCCCTCTTTACAAACCAGTGGATGGGCTACGTGGCAGCCAACTATTCGTTGTTCATGGCGGCAATCCCCGGCGCCGTCCTTTTCATCCTCAAGATCATCGCGATCTATCACCCGAGCGTGAAGACGGACAAGGTCCGGGATCTCATCGAGATGTGGGCGCAGCCTAAGCAGCCGGCCATACCGGCCGCTCCCGCCGCTCCCGCCGACCAGGCGATGAAAGCGCTTACGGACGCAGTAAACCAAACCCAATAGGAGGGCATATATCATGGACGAATTAACTCAGGCAGTACAGGGCTTGATCGCAAGGTTCAACGCGCTCAAGGCCGAAAACCAGACGTTGAAAGACCAGCTTGCGGCAGCCCCTACGGCGGATGCGCTCAAGGCAATCACCGATCAGGCGAACGCCGCGCAGTAATGATGTTCAAGGTTCAGGGTTCAAGGTTCAAGGCTTACGGATGTTCAAGGTTCAAGGTTCAAAGTTGGGGAAAGAGAGGAATTTAACATTGAACCTTGAACCTCGAACCTTGAACGCCCCAAGGGGGCAACATTGAACATTGAACATAGAACCTTGAACATCTCCATGCTCCAGAGCGCCGGAGGCGCGGGCTCCATGCTTCCTTGCTCGCTGCCGGGGCAGCGATGACCAGCATCAACCCGGCGCTTGACGCCGTAGTTACGGCCCTCGGGTCGGACGCCCCCCTTTCCGCCTTTTGCCAGGCCGCGTGGGGGAAGGCCCTCACTGTCCTGCGCACCTTCCGCCGCAGGGTGGAGATATCGACGGCCGATCTGCCGATCTGCCTGCTCACCTGCCCGAAGAAGGTGCCGGGGCGCTACATGGATTTTCAAATCGAGGAAGCGTACACGGCCATGCTCTACGCGGGCTTCCAGCAGAAGGACCCGTACGCCGCGCAGTCGCAGTTGATGGCCTTCGAGGAGCTGATCGAGAACGCCCTCCTTTCTTTCCGCATCTCGGGGGTATTCCCGGACGGCGTCCAGGACATAAGACCGGCAGATGCGATCAACGACGAGGGCACGCAGGCCCCCGTCTATTTTCTCGTTAAGAGCGTCGAGATAGACGCCCTGCGGGACATTCCGGGAGGATAGCAGATGGAGACGCGCTACAGGCTCAAAGCCAACGAGGAGAACTTCCGGGTCGTCGACGGACCTTTCGCCAACAGGCAGTACCATCTCGACCGGACATACGCGCCGGCCGATATCCCGCCCGAAGAGGCCCGCCGCTTCGAGCAGGTGCCCGATCCCCCTGACGGAAGCATGGAGCATGGAGCAGAGAGCAAGGAGCAGGGGCAGCAAAAGCAGCAGGGAGCACGGAGCATGGAGCAGGGAGCGGGGGCAGCCCCGGAGCCTCCTCCGCCGCCTCCTACGCCCGAGACGAAAGCGACGGGTCAGGAAGCGCCGGGTGCCGAGCAAGGAGCATAGAGATGTTCAAGGTTCAAGTTTCAAAGTTGAGGAAAGAGAGGAATTTAACATTGAACGTTGAACATGGAACCTTGAATGGTTTTAACGCCCCCAAAGGGGGCAACTTTGAACCTTGAACATTGAACCTTGAACAAAAAAGAGAGGTGACCCATGAGCTATGACACCCAGCGCATCTACAAGCCCGATTTTAACCTCCTCGCCGTCTCCCTGCTTTTGCAGGAGACGGCCCTTAACACGGAGCAGGCCCTTTCCCACACCATGATGGTCGACCAGGGCGACCTGATGGTCCTGACGCCCAAGCGCGAGACAGACGCGGGCGAGTTGACGGGGATGGAAGAGCCCGACATCGTCTACAACCTCGGCGCAGAGTCTTCCATGAACCTCACCTTCAACAAGGCGAAGGCCCAGGACTTTCTCCTCTCCTACGCCTACGGCCTTGGGATAGACACGCCCGCCGCCTGGGGCGGAGGCTACCAGCACGCCATCATGCCTACCGCCCAGATGAACCTGCCCTCCATGACCGTCGCCCAGCGCATGGGCAAGACGATCTGGAAGTGGCGCATGGCCTCCATGTTCGTCGACTCGATCACCTCCACCTTCACCAAGGACTCCTGGGCCAAGTGCGTCACCGCCCTCAAGGGCACCGGGAAATATACCGCGAACATGACGGAGGAGACAATCACGGCCGCTTACGACGCGGCGACCCTGACCCTCGCGGCCAACGGGGTCCAGGGCGCCGACGCGCCCACCAGGCTCCAGAACGTCCACCGCATAAGGGTGGTAAACCCGTCAGCGCCGAACGAGTGGGACGAAGTCTCCTTCTCGGTAGTCTCCGGCGCGGTCCCGGCCGTCATCACCATCACCCCCCCCGGCGTTCCCGCGACAAGCACCACCTACCAGGTCCTTTACACGCCCGTCGAGCCTGCCTGGTGCTCATTCCCCGTCTACGTCGTCGAACCGCCGCTCCGCGTCACCGACCTCGTCGTGACGCTCGGCGGCATGTGGAGCGGCAGTGCCTTCGTCGGCGGCCGTACGATCGACAGCGAGATCACCACCATCGAGCACAGTTTCAAGAACCAGGTGGACGTGGAGTACCGCCCCGGGGGCACCGGCACTTACGCCAACTTCGCCCAGCGCCAGGGCAGGCAGCAGAGCCTCAAGCTCGACCGGCAGGCCCGCGAGTACATCCTGCAGCAGGCCATCGCGGACAACGAGTACTTCGGCGTCCACATCAAGGCTACCGGTTCGACCTTCGAGGCCGGCAAGAGCTACTACGTCGAGCTGATCTTCCCCCGCTGCAACATCCTGAAGGCGCCTGTCAAGATAGACAACAAGTTCCTGGGCGAGGAAGGCGACATCCAGGTGCTCCAGGACTCGACGTATGGCAGCATTATGGTCAATATAGGGAACAAGATAGCCACGGCGGCAGGATAAGCGGGGAGCAGGGAGCATAGAGGATGTTCAAGGTTCAACAAAGGGCTGTTCAAGGTTCAAGGTTCAGGGTTCAGGGCTTGGGAGGTTTTCAACATTGAACTTTGAACTTTGAACATTGAACGCCCCCAAAGGGGGCAACATTGAACATTGAACATAGAACCTTGAACGCCCCCAAAGGGGGCAACATTGAACCTTGAACATTGAACGTTGAACAACAAAAGGAGCGAATATGCTTGTATTCCGCGACATTAATGTGGAGACGCCGCCGGACGGCGAGTGGTACGAGCGCCAGATATGGGGCGCGAAGGTGCGCTTCAGGATCAGGGCCCGCACGCAGGCCCTCGTCGAGAAGATCCGCAACGCGCACAAGAAGAAGATCAATGGCCGTGATGTCTACGACGAAGAGAAGATCTCCGACGACGTGCTGGACACCATCCTCCAGGACTTCGAAGGCTTCGGCGAGGAGCTGCCCGACAAATCCGTCCAGCCCTTCGATGTCAATCTCGAGACCAAGAAGAAGATCCTCTTCATGGAGGTCCCCTTCGGCGAGCAGTCGAACTTCGTCTGGGTCTTCGACCGCGCCAACCAGGCAGCCTTCATCGTCCAGGAGGAAGAAACAAAAAACTCCTAGCCCTCGCCGCAGGTTTTTGCGGTGAGGGAGAGCCGGTCGAAGTCCTCCCGGGCAACGCGGAAGTCTGGTCCGTCATCGAGATCTGCGCCGGCCAGTGGAGGACCGCAGTCCAGGCCGTCGCCGGGCAGGGCTTTGTCGAGGTCCGCACGAGCTATCTCGGCTTCGATCTGCCCGCCGCGCTCGCCGCCGCCCGCTCCCTGGGCATCGTTGCCGGCCCTGCATTCCTCCGCAACCTCCGGACGTTCGAGGCCGAGGTCGTCTCCATCCTCGCCGACGGCGGCACGAAGCGCTGCACGCCGGCAAAGCGCAAGGCCTGCGCCTTTCAATACGGCAGTTATTTGGACTGGACATGCGAGCACTGCGAAGAAAACCCGGCGCGAAGGCGGCCGGCTGAGCATAGAGCGTAGAGCATGGAGCAAGGGCAGGATATCCGCTATTTTACGTTGTGGTAATATACCCTGAAGTAATATACCCTGAAGTAATATATCTGAAAGGATATACTTGACATACCTTACTGTTTTACCGGCAACGTAGGTGCCTATCATCGGAATTTCCTCCAGCCGCACTTTCTTTCTAAAAACCAAAAAATAATTCTTGACAATGCGTAACTGTTAGGCATACACTATATACAGATACAAAATACAGGCCGCCTTGGCCTCAGACAAGGAGAAAATCATGGGTTCACTCGACAGACTTCCAAAACACGAGAGCAATGACGGATATCTGCACAGGGTCTGCATCCCCTGCGTCTACAACAGCGGTCGAAGAGCGACGGTACGGGTGACAATAGGCCATCCCGAGGTAATCGACATCGGCATCGATACCGACCGGCAGCGCCCGTACCAGTCCGTTGTGGACGGGTACCTGCACATCGACACGGAATCAATTGTCCGCGACTTAGAGACCGATCCTCACGCCCCCATAGTCGGTTACCGACACAAAGAGGCCCTGGAAATGGTGGAGATGATAAAAGGCGTCAACACGCATTACTTCGCCGGCGACCTCCAGGTATTGAGCGATGACAAGATGATAGCCGATAGCCGCTGCCGGCGAGAAAGGGGCATGCGGGATGTTCTCAGAGACGTCGGGGACGCATGGAACGACTATTCCAGGACGTTGGATTTCGCATGGTGTCTTTCGGAATACAAGAAGCCCGCATGGTGGCGCGGCCTCACCGGACGGGCAGGATATGCCCTGTCCAAACTGAGGAAACAGCATGAGAGGGTAGAGCGGCTTGTCCCCCTCTCGGATGCACACCTTGGAGGTACCTGGCAGCGCTTTTACATGGATAATTCATGGCTCGATCAGGCCGCGGCTATCAAGGGCGGCAGGATATACCTCGCGTAGGGGTGCGCCATGGCTAAATACACCGTCACCTGCCCCCGATGTGAAACAGATTACCGGGTAGATCTCATCGGCCCTTCCCGCGACCGTGAATGGAAGCTCGACAATTTCGATTGGACCTGCGACGAATGCCGCGAGAAAGCCCAGGCCGAGGAGAACGCTGCAGCAAGCGCGGCAAACGCCGCTTCCGGCCTTCCCGCGCTCACCGGTTCGGAAAAAATGATCGCCTGGGCGGAGACCATCCGGAAGCAGAAAATCATCACCATCGATGATTACATCGAGCGATACACCGGACATCATCCCCTGGATGAGCGGCTGCAAGCCGCTATTGGCGGCCTGAAAAACCGCACATCCGCCCGCTGGTGGATTGACAACCGTGACCGCCACGTCGAACAGCTCCTCCGGGAAGAATATGCCGTCACGGAAAAGCCCCTTCCGCCCGAGGATAAGAAGGCCGCAGAGGAAGCAAAGGCCGAGGCCCTGGCAGAGGCCACGGTCCGGCCGCCGAAACCTGTCACCGAGACCGTCGCGGAGATCCGCATCTCCGGCCCCGTCGTGGAGATCCTTTTTTCTGAGAAGCGCGAAGATTTTCGCCAGATCGTGCGTTTTCAGCTCGGCTACACATGGGCAGAGACGCGCTGGCGCCGTCAGATCGAGCTCATCAACGGTACTCCCGAGGACCGTGCGGCCGAGGCCGGCAACCGCCTCCTGGCGGGAGGTTTTTCCATCCGCATCTTCGATGACAGCCTTCGTGTCCGTGCCGTCTACGGCACCTACGAGCCCGAGGCGAAGCGCTGGGTGATGGCGCTTACATCCGGCTCGCATGTCGGCTGGTTTATAATCAAGTGGCCCAGGGAGGAGGACTTCTACAAGGCCGCCAAGCGCATCCACGGCGCCCGCTATGCAAAACCCTCCATCATCGTCCCGCCCGAGCAGTTCGCGGAAGTCCTTGATTTCGCGGAGATGTACAAATTCGGGATAAGCGCCGGTGCTCAAAGAGTTATCGCTGCGGCCCGCCAGGTCCGCGAGAAGGCGCTCACGGCCTCTCCCTCCGTCCCTTCCGCCCGCCGCCTACCCGCGCCCGGGGAGGTCCCGTCCGAGCTCGCCGTGCCCGCCGACGTCGGTATAGCCGATGAATTTATGGAGGAGGAGCCGTGACCGTTCTCACGCCCCTCCTGCCCCACCAGGCCGCCGCGGTCTCCCGCCTCTTGCCCGCCCGCATAGGCGCTGCCTTCATGGAGATGGGCACCGGCAAGAGCCTCACGGCCATAGAGTTGATCTCCCGCCGCCAGGGCCGCATCTCGTGCGTCATCTGGTTTTGCCCGGTATCCCTCAAGGAGACCATCCGCCACGAGATCCTGAAGCACACGGACGCGCCCCCCGATAAAATCCACGTCTTTACCGACAAGACAAACGAGCGCACCGTCCCGCGCGTATTCTGGTACATCGTCGGGATAGAATCTATGAGCGCCTCGCGCCGCGTGATCCTGACGGTGAACGCGATCGTTGACGAGGCTTCCATGGTCATAGTCGACGAATCGAGCTACATCAAGGGCCACCGGTCGGCCCGTACGGACTGGATAACGCGCATCGCCGAGCGCGCCCGCTACCGGCTCATCCTGACTGGTACGCCCCTCTCCCAGGGCGTGGTCGATCTGTTCGCGCAGATGCGCTTCCTCTCTCCAAAGATACTCGGCTACAGCTCCTTTTATTCTTTCGCGGCGAACCACCTGGAATATTCCGAGAAATTCCCCGGCCTGATCGTCCGCAGTCACAACACGGCCTATCTCGCCGCAAAGATCAAGCCCTATGTCTACCAGGTCACCAAGAAAGAATGCCTGGACCTGCCGGACAAGCTCTATTCCTCGCGCTATTTCTCGATGACCTGGGAGCAGCGCGACGCGTACGAGCGGGCGAAGGACGAGATCCTTGCTTCCATCTCCGAGGACGACTGGAATTCGTATACGATCTTCCGCCTGTTCACCGCCCTGCAGCAGATCGTCTGCGGCTTCCTCAACCATATCGACCCGAAGACCCGCGCCGTGACGACTGAGGAATTTAGCCATTGCCGCATCGATATGCTCATGGATCTGATAGGCCGCGTCCCGGAGGGCGAGAAGATCATTATCTGGGCGAAGTACCGGCACGACATAGAGGAGATCGCCCGCGAGCTTACCGCCCGCTTCGGCCAAGGCTGCGCCGCGCTTTTCTACGGCGACATCCCGGAGGCGAAGCGTCCCGCCCAAGTTGCCCTTTTCCGCGCCTCCGCCCGCTTCTTCCTCGCCACGCAGAGCTGCGGCGGCCATGGCCTCACGCTGAACGAGGCGCACCAGGTGATCTTCTACAATAACGGCTTCAAATACTCGGAGCGCCTCCAGGCCGAGGACCGCTGTCACCGCATCGGCCAGGCCGCGCCGGTCACCTACATCGATATCATCTGCTCGGACTCGATTGACACGCGCATCGACGACGCCCTTGCATCCAAGGGCAATATCGTGCAACAATTCAAGGCGGAGATCGACCGGGTGAAGGGCAAGGGCAAGCTAAAGGACCTCATAAAAAGCCTATGAAACGGTACCTCACCAAAAACGTCTACGACGCGGCAATCGAGCGGCTGAATCTCGTGTTCGATGAGTTCCCCCGCGTTTGCGTCGCCTTCTCCGGCGGCAAGGATTCGACCGTGCTGCTCCACCTCGCCCTCGAGGTCGCCCGCCGCCGCAACATTGCACCCGTCTATGCGATGTTCCTCGACCTGGAGGGACAGTACAAAAGCACGATCGACCACATCAGGGAAATGTTCGCCCTGCCGGATCTCGTTTCTTACTGGATGTGCCTGCCTCTCAACCTGCGCAACGCCGTATCCGCGTACTTCCCCTATTGGTGCGCCTGGGAGCCCGGCCGCGAGGCGGATTGGGTGCGCGACATGCCCGACCACCCATCGGTCATCAGCGACCAGGGCTATTTCCCCTTTTACAAATACCGAATGGAATTTGAAGAGTTCGTGCCGGAATTCAACGAGTGGTTCGCAGGCGACGAGGGCGGCGCCACGGTGGTGGCCATCAGGGCGGATGAAAGCCTTAACAGGTTCAAGGCGGTCCGCAAATCCGCCGCCAAGAAGAAGTGCGCTTATAAGGACATCTACTGGTCTTCCATGCACAAGACAAAAAGCCGCGCGGTCACTTTCTATCCGATCTACGATTGGCGTTTTGAGGACATCTGGGCCTATATCGGCAAGCGCGGGCTGCCGTACAACAAGCTTTACGATTATATGTACCTCGCCGGCACGCCCCCGGCCGAGATGCGCATTTGCCAGCCCTACGGCGACGACCAGCGCAAAGGCCTCGATATGTTCCATAAAATCGAGCCCGATACGTGGTTCCGCATAGTCCAGCGCGTCGAGGGCGCAAACTGGGGCGCTCTTTACGCGCGGCAGAAATTCCTAGGTTATAAGGGGGGCCTCGGCCTGCCGCCGACATTCGCGACCTGGCAGCAATATGCAGAATTCCTGTTGCGCACCATGCCTCCCGACCTGGCGGCCGTGTTCCAGCGCCGCATCGATGTTTTCTTTGGCTGGTGGGCGGAGCACGGTTACCCCTTGAGCGCGGTCCCCGACGATGGCGACCGCGAGCTGGAGGGAAAGAAGTTGCAGCCCTCATGGCGCCGGGTAGCAGTCTCGATCCTGAAGATGGATATGGGAAAAGGTCTCAGTTTCGGTTTTCACCGGGGCGATACGAACCGCCTAATGGAGATAAAAGAGAGGTACGCGGACCTATGAACAATCTTTTCGAATCGGCCATCTCAGAGCACCTGGAGAAGATATGCAGCCTGTTGGACCTGATGCCGCTGGAAGACCGCGTGGAGGCCCTGAACGCGATCAGGCAGAGGCTGCACGATGCCAGCCCTTTTGCCGATGAGCCCGTGGATTGCGTGCTCTGGGTCGAGGCGGACAGCGTCAGGGGCAACGACTACAACCCCAACCGCGTCGCGCCCCCGGAGATGCGCCTGCTGGAGCATTCAATGGTCGCGGATGGAATAACGCAACCTATTGTAGCCTACGCCGAGGCGGCCGCCGCCGGTTACACGGTGATCGACGGCTTCCACCGCACCCGCGTCTGCAAGGAATGCCGCAAGCTCCGGGAACGCCTTTACGACTACATCCCCGTGTCCACAATCAACGACCGGCGGCATGACATCAAGGACCGCATGGCGGCCACTATCCGCCACAACCGGGCGCGCGGCGTGCACGGCGTCATCCCCATGGTCGATATCGTCGCAATGCTCATTCGGCAAGGGTGGACCGACGGCGAGATAGCAAAAGAGCTTGGCATGGACGCCGACGAAGTGCTAAGATTCAAACAATCGAGTGGCCTTCCGGAATTGTTCAAAGATCACGAATATTCCCGGGCATGGGAGTGAACCGATGAAATGTCCCCATTGCAGTAAAGACATCGCCGAGCACTTGATCATATCCGAGGCCGCCCGGATCCAGGGGCGCCGGTCAAAACGCACCCTTTCATCCGATGAGGCGCGGAAAATGGCCTTCCGGATGCATGACCTGCATGCCAAGCCGCGGAAGGGCAAGGGGGAAGACAAATGACACCCGCCTTTATCTCCATTGTCAATGACGCCGCCGACATCGTTTCTACCGACTACTGGGAGACAGAGAACGCGGCGAGGGGCGCCTATTACCTCTCCATTAATGCCGGGACGTTCCGTCTGCTCGTCCCTCCGGCGCTCGTCGGTGAGATCGAGGAATGGAGGACTGCCCGGGAGGTGATAGTCTCGCGCGGCCCGTGGCCGGAAAAAGGCCGGGCGGATGCGATAGAGATCCTGTTCGAGGACAGGAGCGACTCGCCGTATGTTGTCCACATCGGGACAGAGCAGGTCGACCGGCTCCCTACCGACGCGGACCAGGATCGTCCCGGCCGACCGCCCCGGTGGACCTTTACTGCCTGGGCACGGGGAGGCAAGGTCCTAACACTTCCTTGCAGGTACCGGAGAGTAAAACATATCCCCTGGCTAAAGCGGTTTTAGGCACGCCGATCGCCGCATAACTGGACGTGCGAGCACTGCAATAATTTCTGTTTTCTAACGTCCCGGCGTATGCTATAATTGAAAATCATGGCAAAAGAGCTACCGATTCAATGGATTTGCCCTTACTGCAAGAGGAGGATAGGAATCTATATTCTTTTTGCCACATTTGACATGATCTTTTCCCCCGCGAAATATTTCAAGTGTCCCTGTCAAAATCAAACCTCGGTTGACCGTTTAATGAATTACTGCACAAATGGAGGTGTGCAAGTTCTCTCTGATAAGTTACCATGAAAGGCGCACCATCCGGCCCCCGCCTTCACTTTATCTGTCATTCCCGCTCAAGCGCGGCAATCCGCTATCTTACCTTGTGGTAATATATCTGAAGTAATATATCTGAAAGTACATATTCGACAGCCCAAAGGGGCCTGTATGAATGCTAACCAGATTAGGAAACTGGCCGAATTAATGGACCCCACGATATGGAAAGACCGCAAATCGAGCATAAAGACCTGCATCAAGTTACTTAATACGATTATAACGACACATGCGACGCCAAGAAAAGGGACTGTTCGGCTACCAAGGCCCATGACCGCAAAAGAAGTCGGCGCAAAGATGTGGGCCCATCGCGAAGACCATCTCACTTCCTCCGGTTTGGTCAACGAGTCCGCACAGGATGAGGTACTTGCCTTACGGCCTTCAGTCCATTGAGATACATCTCGAGAGGAAGAACTGCTGGCCTGGCCCGTGGGTCAATGCGATGCTGTTTGTTCCGGCTCCGGATGCATGCCCGCTATGCATGGCCATGGCAAAGGAATATCCAATAGCCAAATGCCCCATCCCCGTATTGGATACGCATCTTGGCTGCCGTTGCTCGTACACACCGGCCCACTCGGAAACATACGGAGTTTCTGCCCAGCCGCGAAAAAGACGCACAGTCCTTGACATCATAAAGGGTTTCTTCAAGAAATAATCAATTTTCTACGGCGTTCCTGAGATCAGGCGGGCTATCTCAGCGGCAAACTGCTCCGTGCTTTCTTCTATGACGGGCCCTAACTTTTTCGCTTCCAGGTTGCCGGGCACCCGTTGCATCGTACTCACATTAAAAGGGCGCGCGTTGCCGTTGACAAGCATATAGCCGGAATATCCGAGCATGATGTCGAAGCCTGCCCACTTTCTCCCAAACTCAGGGTTGATTCCGGTTATGATGACGCGCAGACTGCCATTGTCCAGTTGCCGGGCTAAATTGCTGTCGCCGCATAATTTGTGGGCCACGATTGTCTCTATTGCCGGACTGATCTGGTAAAGCAGCTCGCCCGCGTAAGTTCTGAACAAAAGGCTCGTCTCGCCTCTGGCTGGGTATTCACTGGGACCGCATGATGGGGGTCTCTGGGTGTATTCGCTCATCACCACTCTATGAGAGGGAACGCAAGAGACCGCTAAAATGATAAGACAGGCGGCAAGTAGCATCAAATTCGCGACAGGAACACCACAAGAAGTTTTCATATTCGATTTTATATCGTTGCACGGACAGCGATGAAAAGCAATCTCTGTTTTGAGGCGCCCTTTTTTGCAATCCCCTGCCGTACGATTTCCTCTTTTTCTGCTATTTCTGAAGCATGGCCGATAGTTCCGTAAAAATCATCAAAGGAGAATAACGATGCTTGACCTTAACATTACTATTGATGGTGATAAGATAGTCATCAACAATCTGGAGCGTATCGCCGACGAACTACCCGAGGCCGTGAACAGGGGCCTCACTACAATTGGTGCCGGCATATTCGACCGGGCGCGAGCCTGGCTAAGCGGCACGGGGGCCAAAGGCACTACGAAAAACCGAAAGTGGACGCCCCAACAGATCGATCCAGGGGGCTACCCGGTCCCGGTACGTACGGGATGGCTCCGCCAATCACTCAACTGGCTGCATCCGGGCGAATCAATGTCGGGCGACGCGGGTTCTTTCACAGCCGGCCCTTTCGAGACGGTGATCTTCGACTCCGCGTTATATGCCCGCGTCATCCGCGAGGGCACCGGCTCATCGGCAAAGTACGGCGCGCGGGATTACCTGACGGACGGGTTTACGGCATTCAGCTCGGAGGTAGGCGTCACCACGCCGATCGAGCAGGAAATAGCGAAGTTGATAAACAAGTGAGGTGCACGACCCATGCCTGGGCGTGGGTAGCCCAGTCGAAATTTCCTCCGGCCCCAATTCATTAATTGCACGATTCAATAATTCCGTCATTCCAAAAGGGACTTATTTTGTAATTCCCTCTTGAATGCGCTTCTGGTAGAATGTGAGAAAAGCAATAGAGGAGGACAATATGCGGCCAATCTCAAAAAAATCCTGGCTGGGTCTGGGTAGAGCAATTTTGGCTGGAAGCATCCTCATAATATTAATCGGTTGCGGTGCAGGAACCTATGTACCTGACCCCGGTTCCGTAAAGCAGGTTATGCGTTATGATGGGGCCGGGCTCCTACTTGCTTGCAGAGCAGATGACTGCCCCGGCCGGTGGCTGTCGACCTTTGGGCTGCGGCCCGTGGATCAGGCAGCCGTAACGGGAATAGGCTGGTGGCCTCCAGGCGTAACAATACAGGCTGTAGACCTAGACGCGCCCGTTTTCGTCAGGAAGGTCCGCGGGCCGGCGCAGACCGCCGGGGTAATGCTCGGGGATAGAATTATAGAAATAGGTGGCATACCAATTACCTAAATACGCGACATGGCCGCCTTGGCCCCCGCCGTGGCCGATCGGACGTATTCAATTAAGGTAGTAAGAGGCGAAGCGGAGATGACATTTCAAATAACCGCGGCACCAATGTTAACGGTCTACTCTCTTGACGAGCTGAAGGTAGCAGCGGACAGGTTCGATGAGGCTAAAGTCTTTAGGTCCCTTGCAAAACTAGACAACAGGGTAGATCCTATATCAAAGGGGCCGCTGTACTTTTTTGACCTCAATGTGTGCAATAATTTAGGTGCGGCCGAGGGCCGCAGAGTGCTAGAGGAACAAGGCAGGCGCGCGGCGGTTGGCTCCTTGGTCGGCGCCGCGCTCGGCGCGGGCCTCGGATATTCAACGGGTCGCGCCGTCGGTCTGGGCAACTCGGCATCTGGCGGAATAGCCGCTGCAGGGGCCTCCAGCGGTGCTGCAGCGGGTGGTATAACGGGGGCCGCATCCGTGGTTAATCAGGTTGATACTCTCCTGTACAATTGCATGATAAACCGAGGCTACAAGATGCTGTACTAGGCCGGCGGCAGTTCGCGCTCATTATTTTCTTGACATAGCCTCTAAGCTGCCGTAGCCTATTATTGCTACGATCTATCGGGGCTGCCCTTGGCCTCACGAAAGGGATTTTCTATTTTAAGGGCTGAAGTGTCCCGAGTGCGCTCATAAAACCGGTTTTTGACCGGGCCGCGAGGCATGGGCCGGCTTCCGATAGAGCCGTAGCAGCACTCGGGCTTTTTGCGTGCCGGCTAAAACCGAGGCTAAAAACTATCGGAGGTGCAGTATGAGGCAACTGCAAGGAGTGGTAAAGGGGCGGTGCGAGCATATTCACCATTGCCCGCTCTGTGACAGGCTCAAGCGTATCGTCAGGGCCAACGCGAACAATCTTCGGCTCAATCTCTACGGCCTGGCCCGGCCGAATGGCTGGATAGTCTGGCCGAAGGAGATTCTATACGATGTCCTCGTCCCCCTCTTCAAGATCGAGGAGGCCGCCTCGGCCTTCCATGTCCGCAGGACACAAAGCATGACCGAAGACGAGGCCGATGCCTACGCCGCCGCACATCTCTTAGCGGAGCCCTGGAGGCCCGAGGGCGCCCCCGAGGCAGACCGGTTCCGGCCGGAGCTCACGCTGGTCATGGGCGGTCTGGCACCGAGGGGGCCTGGCGGCCGGTGACCGTACCGCATATTTGCGAAAAGTGCGGTATAAAATAATTAGCCCTTACCGCACTTTTCCGACAAATTACCCCTTGACATGGGGTTTTATGGAGGTTAGACTCTCTGCGGAATGAACCAGAACTGTACATTTACAAATACATGTTTTCCCCGAGTGCGCCCATGTGGTGAGGCCTGGGCCGGCTTGTCTGGGCCGATTCCACACTCGGGGAAATCTTTTATTATCACAATTCAGCAAGTGACAGGCAAAGATGCCCATAGCGGATGACGGCTACAAAAAGGCCATAGATCAAACAAGAACCTGCACAAAATGCGGAAAGGAAAAGCCATTCACGGCTGAATATTGGTACATGAGGCGAGGAGGGCGGAAATGCAAAGAATGCTGCCGGGCTGGATATGATGAATGGTACGCGAATAATAAAGAAAAGGTTAAGGAATGGAGAGCAAAGAATGCTGCAAAACTTAAGAAACACAGCCATACTTATTACCTTAAAAACCGCAGGAAACTCATTAAGCAGTCCATAGAAAGGCAAAAGGAATACAGAAAAAGCAATCCGGAATGGCGCGACAAAAAGCGCCGCATCCAAAAAGCCTGGTGCGCCGCGAACCCGGAAAGGCGCCGCGAGCACTGCCGCGCAACGCACGAGCGGCATCCAGAGACTACCCGCAGAGGCGACGCCAAATCGCGGGGCGAGCTCCGGGACTGTTACCTTAAGTTCGTTCTAAGGCGGCGGGGCATAGATCCAACTCCACAGACAATAGAGATTGAACGCGAGAAGCTGCAATTGAGACGGCTTATAAAACAGATCAAGGAGGCTATGCATGGGTCTGATTCAGCAGGAAATAAAGGAACTGCGGCAGTTGTTGGCGGATGTGAAGGCCAAGCGCATAACCGGAGAGGAACTGGATGCTCAGATAAAGGTATACAGCCAGATCGAGAAAAGGACCAACCAGTTCCTACAGTCCGTCGCCTTGGCCGCTAAGTATGCCGAGAAGGGGAATAACGCCTATAAGCGCCTCGTCGCGGCCAACCTGATAGGCGACGGGGAGGCGATAGAGATAACACCGACGCATGAGACGGAAAAGATACTGTGCCGTGCTCAGGATAACGTGCTGATCGAAAGGGGGGAGTGCCTTGATTATTCGGGCCAGGAAGAGCACCGCTTCGTCTGCAAGGGATGCGAAGCCGGGGAAGTTACGAAGAAACTTTGCCTGCCCGACGGTGTATGACGCGCGGTCGGGGCAAACCAAGAGGAGAGAAGCATGGAGGAGCAGAAGGAGATAAGGTACACCAGCAGATCAAACGCGGTAGAGACGTTTTTCTTTAAGGGCGCGATGTACACGGTTCTCGATAATGCCGGCGCAGTGTTAATGCCTGACGCGGAGAACGATCATGGACACATAATCTACTCGATAAATATGATCATGCCCGCGCCAGGGGAATCCGGCGGGGCCGGTGAACCCATTGAAAGAGAAGTTCTAGGTCTCAAGGAACTTCACATGGACGGGCGCATGGGCAGGGTCTCCGGGTTCTACGAGACAGAGAAAGAGGCATGGGACGCAGCAGCGGCCTTCTTGGAAGACGTCGCTAAAGCCATAAGAGCTCGGAGCCTATAGCAATGAACAAAAATAACATGCGAGACGGCGGCGGCAATCCCTTCAATGATGCAAGTGCGCAGGAAGTCGACGAGGCTTTTTTAAAACTTTGGCTTGAGGACCCTGGCTTTCGCGAAAGGTCGCTTGATCGCCTCGCGGACATGATAGCCGCCAAGCCGGGAGACGTGCTCGTCGGGATCACGGTGACGCAGGCGATGATAGACGAGGCCGTCAGGATGCAGAAGTTTCTTGTCTTCTTCGCACAGGCCATGGGAAACGGACCCATGCAATCCCAATGAACCATCTAACACTAAATCAGGAAGGAGATATCACCATGGAAAAGAACACGGATTTTACGATCAGCAACATGACGGGCCTGGAAATAGCCCTAATGGAAGAAAACAAAAGTGCGGTAGAAACCTATTTGGAGAGGATCGACCGGGAGACCTCGAACGAGATGTTTAGGGTCATAGGGCAGCACTTCGGGTTCCCGACAGTGGAAATCCAGGGGGTCAGAAGGGCCTCCGCAGCCCATCTTGCCAAACTTTTGGGGTACAAAAACCCCCAAGGCCTCCTACATTTGCTCGATCGGTATGGTATTTCGGGGGTAATGGTGGGGGGATTTATACATTCTGTACGTATCCAAATAAAACAAGCACTTAGCCTCGACCCCGACGATAACCGCTCGATATTATTGGAGTACAAAGCGCTCCTCATAGCGGCCATGCAGAGCACCAACGAAGAGGCAAAGCCCATTAAACTCTACCTCCTGCGGTGTGAGTACGTCGCGCGCGTCGGCGCCGTGGCCTTGCGGCCTGGAACGCAACCTGCCACTTCGATAGACAACCCCATGGACAGGATGACCATGCAAAAGCTTGCAAAGCAGGCAAACGGGGGCGACCAATGGGCCATCTACGAGCTGAAGACGCATTATGGCTGGCCG